GACAAAGTTCGTGTTTTCGCTGCTGCCAATATGCCATTTATTATGTTGGTGCGGAAATACTTCCTTACTATAGCTGCTTTAGTACAACGCAATCCTGAAGCAACTGAGTGTGCTGTTGGAGTCAATGTCCAATCACCAGAGTGGACTGAAATGTTTGAGAAGATTGGTGAGCATGGCTGGGATCGCTGCATTGCAGGTGATTATGCTAAGTTTGATGGACGGATGAGTCCTCAATTTATGCTCGCTGCTTTCAAACTGATGATTCGCCTTGCTGAGAGGAGCGGAAATTACGGTGAGGATGATCTGACAATCATGCGAGGCATTGCCACAGAAATTTGTTATCCGACTTATGATTACTTTGGCACTATTGTGCAGTTCATGGGATCGAATCCATCTGGGCATCCTCTGACAGTGATTGTTAATAGCTTTGTCAATTCACTGTATTTACGTTATTGTTGGTATGCTATCGCTCATGAAAAGCATTGGTGGAGAATTCCCCTCTTTTGGCGTAAGGTTTCCGTCAAGACATATGGTGATGACAACATCATGACCGTTGCCCGCGGATACGATGATTTTAATCATACAGCTATTGTGGAGCAATTGGCTAGGGTCGGCATAACTTACACTATGGCCGACAAAGAAGCCGAATCGGTACCTTTCATTCCTTTGCAGAGTGCTTCTTTCTTGAAGCATTATGCAGTGTGGGACGATGATTTGAAACTTTATCGCGCCCCTGTAGAAGAGGATTCCATTGCTAAAATGTTGCACACTCATATTGAGTCCAGAATTTTGTCTATGAAACAATCTAGTGCTGAGGCAATTCAGAATGTTGCTCTCAAATACTTTGAATTCGGACGTGAGGAGTACGATAAGCGTAAGTCGCAACTTGAAGATGTGGCACGTGTATCTGGAGTTCTAGGACACGTGGGCCCCATCATGAGCTATGAAGAGCGTAAGGAATGGTACCGCAAGAAGTTTGACCTTTAGGTCAACTTCAAAGCCCGCCCCGGGGGCTCCTAATACCTTGGGCCATCGCAATTATGCGTTGGATAAGCTAAAAATAATTGTTCGCATGTGATTAACGCATGGGGGGTAGGTTCTGCATTACCTATTTTTCATGGCCAGCTATGCGAATAGTCGTGTACATAGTTGTTATTTAGCAA